GGCGAGCGATCTGCGCCGCCAAATCCGACGTGGCCGCGTTCGCGATCCCGCCCTCACCCTGCGGCGCGTATTTCATCAGGCTCGACAACGCGTTCTGACCCTGGCCCGCAAGCTGGGTTTGCGTATCGTTTCCGATCCCCTGAAGCTGACTGTTCAGCCCAGAGGCGATGTTCCCCGAGTTCGTGACCCCCTGCTGCACATAGGGTTCCAGCTGGTTGTAGAACCCGCCGGTCAGCTTCGCCGTCCCCTGCGTTTGGGCGTTGTTCGCCGCGATCTGCTTCTGGAGCTCCGCCAACGGTCCCTGAGTCTGCGCGTTCGCGAGACCCTGAGCGGCCTGCAATAGCGCATTCCCGGACAGCGTCTGGTTTGGGTTCAGGAGAGGGTTGGCTGCCTGCCGTGCCGTTGGCCTGGCAGGACCGGCCTTCTGGAACACCCAATTGCCACGCCCTGTTCCTACAGACGTGTAGCCTTTCGGTGCGACTGGTTTGCTGGGGCCGCTGGGAGCGGCGATACGGCCGGCGGGAACAGCCATCTAGCCTCCCTTCCCAAACGTGATCGTCGCCCCCAAAGTCCTGCCCTTGCCCTTGCTCTTCGCTACCGCCTTGGTCAACTGCTGACGCGACGTTGGTTTCCTCGCAGGCGCTGGAGCGGGAGCCCTCCTGGGAGCAGGAGCTTTGGTGGTGATCGGCGCCTGGCCCGTAGCCGGATTCGCAGCCGCCGCTTTCGTAGCCCGGCCTACCGCAAGGTCATACTGCTGGTTGTTGAAGATCGGGATGCCGCCCTGCAACCCGGCGATCTGCGAAGCAATGGCCGCCTGCTTCTGTGCGTTGGATGTTGTTGCCGCGGTCTGCTTGTTCAAATACGTGTTGTTCAAGTCCCCGAGGCTCTGGTCATATCCCGAGCTGTACAACGCACCACGAGAGTTCGCGCCCTCCTCCAGCTTCAACTGGTCCCGCGGCTGCTGGTAGGCGAGTTGAGCCAGTGCGGACTGGAGCGCGGTCGTGTCGTTCTGCCCCGTCGCTGTGAGCGTGTTGACCTGGTTGTTGACCCGGAACTGGTTTGCCGCCAGATTCCCGAAATACGTGGAGTCCAACGGGGACACGGGAGCGGTTCCACCGCCCGTAGGAGCTGCTTGGGGCGCGGAAACCTGGGGTCTCGCCGGAGCGGGAGCAGGAGCGCGCTGGGGTTTGGGAGCAGGGAATGTGAGCGTCGCGCCTACCGGTCTGGGGCCACGTGCGGGACCGCCCGGCCTCGGACCCTTCGGAGCCGGGTCGGGTCGCGGACCGGGAGTGATCGCTGCTCCACCTGAAATAGCCATCTACGCCTCCTTTCCTACGGCAGCTCGTAGGCAGCCAGCGAACACCAATCATTGGTGTCACGAAACAAGCTGGCGAACACCGGATTTAAAACCAGCCCAACAGTGTGCGTTCCGGCAGCAAACGGGGTGGCCGTTACGAGCTCCCCGAAACCAATGTTCTCGTGTTGCCCCGTCCGGTTGAAATAGAAGCTCGTGAGCTGCCGCGCCGCGACGTTCCAAGCATCACCGTCCACCTGAACGAACAGCTGGCCGTCAGATCCGATCGTGTTCGAGTAGGCCGTCGCGCCGCCCGCCACACGAAGCAGAGCCCCGCTGGGATTCTTGATCGTCACCGCGACCGTGATCAAAACCTGGGAAGTAGAGGCCGTGCCTGTCCAGCCGATGCCAGTCGTCGCCGCGGCACCCAGCCCATTGAGATTGCTGAGAAACGCCTGGAGCTGCTCGAGGTCGGCGGTCATGTCCTCGAAGCTGGTGATCGGCAGCCATTTGAAACGCAATGATTCTCCTTGACGTGCCGTGAAAGTCCGGGTAGCGTGAGCGCGTTACCTCACTAAGCGGCCCGGCGGCGCTGTGAACGCCCCGGGCCATGGCCAAGACCCCAGGAGGTCTCGACATCATGAAGCGTACCTTTGCAGCGCTGCTCACCGCAGCCACCCTCGCGTCTCCCGCGGTTGCGGCTGCTAGCCCGCAACCCGACCCGACGCCCCAAAGTGTCCATCGTTACGCGGAGGTCTGCCCGGCGCCCTACCACCGGGTCCAAGTGCGTGTCTCGGTCTACCATCGCGAACCGAACGGCCACCTGAGGCTCGTCCGGCGCTACTGGGTCGGCAAGCCATATCTGACCGGCGGCTATAACCCGAAGCGCTGCCATCGGGTCTAAGCGTTATAGCCGTACAACTGGGCGGTCATGCTGATCACAGATGCGGCGGCCTGGGCCGCGCTCCAGACGACACCAAGCGTATAGAACGCGGTAGTGGTCAGCGGAAGGGCGAACTGGCCGCTTTCGGCGCCATACCATCCCCCGCCCGACGAAGGGTTTACCGCGATCGTTGAGCCGCTCAGTACAGGACCGAAGCCCAAAGCGAAAATGCCGGAAGTCCCCGTCACCGACGTGATCGGGTATAGGCCGAACGTCAGTGTCGCGCCCGGGGGAGTGTTGTTGGTCAGGACTGCTACGCGAATCCGCGCATAAGCCGTCTTGCCGGCCACCTGGAAGTCCTGGGGCTGCGAACTCAAGCCCGCGTCCCCTACCCATACTGGGGGCGTGTCGCTGACTGCCCACGTTCCCGCAGTCACTCCCGAAGTCACAGTATTGTCTGAAAGCAGCAGCCGCCGCACACCATTGTTCGGGTTTGCGAGCTGCGTATCCTTGATCCCAGCGGACGACGACAGGTTGTTGGTGTCAAGCCCGCCGTTGATCGCGTTCTGGATGGTCGTGAACCCGTTCTGGATCTTTACGTCCTCAGTCGTGTCGGGCTGGTTGAGGACAGGGATCTGAAGTGAAATGGTTCCTATAGGTCATTCCCCCTAGGTGGTGACCGTGTCGCGTCGGTCGTGCAAAATCATCAAATACGAGTCAATCGTGTCTGCCGTGTTGCTGGTAGCGCCGAACACCATGCTGAACGCATTGGCCACACCCAGCGTGTAAACCCGGCCCCGCAGGATCGAGGCCGCACCACCAAACAACTGCGGGCCGCCAAACGGCTGCGAGCCACCAAAATTCGTGCCCGCCACACTCGCGAACACGTTTGACCGGATCAAAGTCTCCGTACCAGCGAAATCCTTCGCGAGACTGAAATCAACGGTCCCCTGACCGTCGAACCGAACCTGTCTGAGCCGTTTGCGGTAGTACGGGGTCGGAAACAAGCGCCGGCGGAAATAGCTAGGACTCTGCCACGGACCGCGCCAGATCCAGGTGAAGTTCTGGCCATTGTCCTGATTGACTCCCGGGACGAAACACTGGTCCACGATCGCTCCCGTAGCCTTCCCGGAATACAGTTGCGCGGTGCCAGAGGGATGCCAAACAGCGAACTGGTTAGAACCAAACGAATGCCGCCACCAAGAGTTCAGCGTCGTGTCCCAATCCAGGGTCGTGTCGTTTGACCCTCCACCCGTCCCCGCCACACTCAGGTAATAGTGCCCGTTGAAGTACACGCCCGCGGCCTGGGGTTTTTGCCCGCCGACCTGGTCGATCGTGGGCTGGATGATGTCTGAGATCGGCTCGAGCTTCGACCCGTTCGTCAGATACACACCCCGGTCCTCTGACAAAAAGTAAGTGCCCAAGGGTCCAGATTTCATCGTCCGGTGCGCGACGCACCCAATCTGATCGCTGAGCCTGCGGATAGACGGAGCGGCCGGGTCCGCGATGATCCAAATCTTCCTCGGCTTTGCTACGAGAACATAGTTCCCGACCCGGCCGAGAGCAGTGATCGCCTGACCGTCCCCTGGATCAAAGTCCGCGAAACCAGCGCCCGTGAGACTCGCCGGGTCCCAGTTCGTCGGATCCGCCAGAGCCGACCAAAACACCCGAGAGGGAGTAGCCGCAACCCCAGAAATAAAGACCTGGTTGTTCGCGTAGATGCAGTACTTCCCGTTGGGAACCGCCACGCTGCCTGTAGCGTTTGTCCAGCTTCCCAGCGTCCCCGTACCCGAGCCCTGAACGGGCGTGTCGGACCCGTTGATCCCGTACAACGGGCCTTGAGCAGACACCACGGGCGCGGAGACGAACTCCCAGCGGAGATTGCTCGTCAACCCCGTTTTGATTGTCGACACCGCGCCACCAGTGCTCACCGAAACCAGCGTGGTTCCCGTAGCCCCGATCAGCACCGACGGGGTCACAGACTCCAACGGAAACAAAGACGTGAGCGCACTCGCCGGGGTGGCGAACGTGTTCAAGCCGTTGCGTTTGACGATCGCCCCGGCTACCGTTCCCTGGATGTTTGACAGGTCGCGGCTCGGTAATGCTCCCAGCCCCTCGTCCAGCAGATAGGGCGCACTCTTCGTGTTCAAGCCGGCGCCGAAATTCGTGTAGAAAAGCGGGACGGCCACCGGTCAATAACCCCATTCGCTGCCGTACACAGACCACCCTCGCCCGGAGAGCGCTCGGCCACCATCGAACATTCCCTTGAGCTGGGTGGGTGCATCGTCGTTGGGGAACTTCACATCCGCCGAGAACTCCGCCAGACCCTTGTCATACAGCGCCTGCCACTGCTGGGCGGTTGCTGGATCGTCCTCCGCCCGGTAGCACTCCGCCACAGCCGAGTAGATCAAAAGGTTGTGATAGTCGGCCGGGATCGTCGGCACATCCGTATCGTTCACCAGAGCGGTGGGAAGCTTCCAGTACCGCACTTCGATCGGATATGACTGATCCGGTGTGGGATACAGGTGAACGTTCGCGGCGTCCAGCGCATAGTAGATCGGAGCGCCCGAGCTGGCGATACTCCGGTCAATGTCGCGAAGGCCGACAGCGTACATTTCCTGCTGGCGGCTCGTGTCTCGGACCGACCGGACGCGGGCGAAATCGGTGGGGAGCGCGTACAGGTTGGTGCCGGCGATCGTGTTGTAGTCGTTGCTGGACTCGTCGATGTAATAGTCGACCCTGCGGACCATGTTGAAGTAGGCGTTGTTTATGAAATTCGTTATGCGGGACGCACCGAAATAGGTGGGATCAAACCCGCAGTTCATCACTTCAGTGCGAATGTCTAGAAGCTGCAAGACGCCTCCTCTGCGAAGCCCGGAGAGCCCGGTTCAGTTGCGCGCGGTCAGAGCCCTTCCCGGAATGCTTCACACCAGTCCTCGGAATCAACCTCCCGCACCCCACGCAAACGAGAGCGGGAACTAGAGCCGTGTCGTCGGGCACCATCAGCGCTGAGCAGCTATTGCAGACGGTCATTGGGCTTGTCGGGAAAAAACGAACGGCCCTTATACCGCTCCCCGAGATCCTTCCTGAGAGCGTGCGCGGCGTGCTCCCCCAACTCCCCCAGCTGCTCGTGAAACCTCTGACGGCTCTGGCGTTTGGCTTCGAGCGTGGCTTTCTCGAGCTCGTCGGCATAGTGGTACTTCCCTCGGCCTTGAGGGTCGATCCGCTCGATGCGTTTCACCACCCTCTGATCCAACCCCGCCCACGTTCCAGACGCCGTCTGATACGCCTGAACGGTCAACACCAGATGCGTCTGCCTGCCGTCCTCGGATTCGTGGTACACCGCCCAGAACGGAGGGTTGCCGTTCTCCGCAAACCGGACCTTGAGCCCCTTGTCGATCCGCCTCAGATCGGCAGCGACCGAGGATGCGTCGGCGCTGATGAGTACGAACCGGCCGTCACCGGCTTGGCGGATCTGTTCGACTGTCGCCGGTTCGATCCGCACGTCAATACCCGAACGCAGTGACCTGGAATATTGACGTCGACAGGTTGTTCGTGCTCCCCATCTCCGCGGCGCCGGCGAACACCTTCAGCTTCTGGTTGGGAATGTCGTAATAAACCTCCGACGGGCTGTTCGTGCCGACCACCTTCCCCGACGAGATCGCGAACACCACGGTCCCCAATCCCAGCTGAGCGGGCGTCAAAGAACTCCCGCCCGTTGGATACGACGAATCCCCGACAATGTCGGTGTTCGTGACCTTCAGGCTCCCCACGGACGCGTCGGACGTGGCCTGCGAGTTGCTGGTGTTGCGAGTAATCGTGCCAAGTGCCATGAAGGCTCCCTTCCGGGTCAGAGGAAAACCGGTAGCGAGCGGCCAGCCGAAGCCGACCGCCCGCAGTACTACATGCTTACGTGCGAACCACTGGGATGTCGTCGTTGATGTTGATCATCTTGCCGTTCCGGTTCGGAGCGACACAGGTCAACACGGCATCCCAAACCATCCAGGCTTGCCACACGCGAGCCTTGGTGCCCAGCGACGAGCCGTCCTTGAGATACAGGATCGAGCCTTTCCCATCGGGGGCTTCGAGCCAGTCCGGGGGGCCGAGCTGCGCCCACGCGTACGACTGCTTGTTGATCAGGAACCCCTGGCCGGCGGGACAGTCCACGTCGGCGAGCATCGGGATCGGCGTCCCGCCAGCGGACACGGGGATCGCTCCCGCGTACCCACCTTCGGGCTTGGTGACATTGCTGTCGTTCCAGCGCATCTGCGACGTGAACGTGTTCGCCAACCGGCGCTGACCTCCGAGGGTCAGCATTCCGAGTTCCGGGGTTTTCCCGGACCGCTGACGGATCGTCTGCGCCAGCGCCATGATCCCGTCCGTCGAAGGGTTCGCCTGACCGAAGTCCTTGACGTTCGAATCCCAGAACGGGTTAGTGGACGAGTTGATCTGATGCAACGTCCGCGACGTCGAGCAGATGTTGCGCAGCCCGTCGGACTCCTGGGAACGATCCCCGGAGATGTACACGCCATAGGTGTTGTCCACGCTGATCGCCGCACCCGAGATCGTCACGTTCGCGACAGTCTGGTTGGCTGACGCCGGAGCGCCCGTATACGCGACCGCGGTGACGGTACGACCAACCGCGCCCGTGCCCGTGCTTCCCGAGGAACGGACGATCACGTCGACCGGATCCCCAACCGCGACGAACTGCCCGGAATCCACAGCAAACGTGTTCACCGACGCCTGCGAACTCGTGCAAGACGCCAGCAAACCATCCCCGGTGCCGTACACGATCCGGGTAACGTCCTTCTTCATGTCCGTCAACGCCAGGTCCATTTCGAACGTGAGCGTCCGCACGAACGATCCTTCGTCTGACTTGGACTGTTTGATCGCCTGGTCGGACAGTTCGATGCCGGTGTCGAAATACTTCATTCCGACGATCCCGTCCAACGTGCCCTGCGTCCCCGCGGTGGCGAGCTGGCCGCCGTCGGTGACCGCACCACGCCCGCGGTTACGGGAGCTGTGGACCGGGAAGATCAGCTGCCGGCCGAACCCGGTGAACGTTCCCAGCTGGTTCGCGTCGGTCTTGGTGATGATGTCGAGCATCTGGGTTTCCTGGTTGAGCTGCTCAACCCAGGGGCCGCGGTAGACGTTCTTGAGTAGAGCGTCGACGCCCGTTAGGTTCTGCGTCGCGATAAAGCATCGCCTCTTTTCTGGTTACAGCGTTAGGGATTTCACTGACTTCATGAGATCCGCCCTAACGCTGTACGCAAAATCCCCTGGCCCGTGAAGGCTGTAGACACGCCCTGGCGTTGGTCGGCTACGCGCTAACAGCGCGCAACAGGAACGAGAGAAGACCGCCCGTCCCCTTGGAGGTATTGCAACGACGGCAGGCGCCGGTCAAATTCGACCAGCGTGTTTCGCCACCGAAGTGCAACGCCTCAATGTGGTCGATGGTTCCACCATCTGACCCGCAGTAAGAGCATGGATCATGGCGAAGGATCCCCATGTAGTCCGTGTCCTCTGACGTTATCTGCACCAGTCGCGACCGCCGCCGCATCTGAGATGCAACATGCCGCTCTGGCTTGGCGTCCCGGTACCGGCGATTCCTGGCCTGGGCCAGACGGAGCGCTCGTTCCGGGTCCTTTCCCCGCCACTTCCTACCGTACTCCTTGTCTTTGTCGGGATTCCGTTCACGGAACCTGCGCAAAGTTTCACGTTGTCGGTCAAGGTCGGGAGGGTTCTTCTCATGCCACTCCTTAGCGTGTGCCTTGGAGCAGTCCTTGCATCGGCGCTGGAGACCGTCCCCTGCTGTGCGATCGCCATAGAACTCCTCGATCGGCTTGACTGCCTCACAGCGATTGCACCGCTTTGTCATTCCAGTAATTATGCGCGATTGGAGTTGCGCAAAAACTCGATCGCCGCGTCTGTAACGCGAGGATCCTCGATCGACTTGTGCCGCTCCGGGCTTACGTCCGGAGTCCCGCCTGTTTCTGCGGGGGCGGGAGCGTCGACCTTGCCTTGCAGAACCGTTTTCTCGTACTGGTTCTGCCACCGCTGAAGATCGTCATAGGCGCGGGGGATCGCGTTCATCGGATCAGATTCGATGTAGCGTCCCGCGAGCGTGTTGATCAGCTCCTCGGTGTCCTTGTCAAACTCTCCGTGCTTGCCTTTCAGCTCGGAGAGTTGCCCTTCGATGAACTGGCTGGCCTCGGCCATCGCCGCCTGCTGATCCTGCTGCTGGAAACGCCCGTCGTAGGCTTCGAGCTTTGACATGAGCGGGCCGAGCTTGTCTTCCAGCAGCTTTTCGAACTGCTGTTGCGACGGGTCCTGAAACCCGAAGTCGTCCTGCTGGTCTTGCGGCTGCTGTTGCTGCTGTTGCTGTTGCTGCTGGTCGGGAGTCAGCCCGTTGGCTTGGGAATAACCTTCCCACCATTGCTTCATTGTCTGCGGATCAGCCATCGCCTGGAACAACTGCACCGCATATGAAGCGTCTTCTGGAGATAGCTGGCTCACCCCCGTTTCCGAGAACGGCTCCCACTGCTTGCGGAACTCGGCCTGGTCCTGGAACCGTTTGGTTACCTGACCATCCCAATCGCGGAACACGGGCTCCACGTCGCCGCGAAGCTCCTCCGGGATTCTGTCGAGATACTCCTGGTAGGGAGCACCTTGTGTGCCTGACTCGCCCTGGCCCGGATCTTCGGGCTGTACGTCATCGGCTGGATCAGTGACGGACACCGATCACTCCTCTCTGGCGCTGTAGCGTGCGGCTGTGGCCCCTTGGGCTCCTGGCCGCTGCCCCTGGCGTCTGTTGGTGTTGTGCTACTTCTCGGAAGCTTTGCGAGCCGCGACGAGACGCTGAGCCTTACGCTCCGCGCCGTTCAAATCCTTCGGCTCCGACGTCTCCTCGGAGTCCTCGGCGGAAACGTCTTTGCGTTGCGCGGCTTTCAGCTTGTCCAGCGCGGACTGCACGTCGGCGATGAGAGTGTCAACATCCTTGTCCTCGGTGCTCTCAGCCATTCTGAGCCGCCAAAACGGGTGGCCTCGTGTCCCCCAACGGGGATTCTGTGATCCAGACGCGCGTGTAGGCGCCCGACGTCGCGAGAGTCTGCACCAGTCTCTGCGCATTGTCGTTGGAGAGGTTCTCGAACGTGTGCTCCGCGCCGTCATGGTAGTGCAGAGCATGAACAACCATCGAATAGATGCCGCGAACCTGATCGGTCATCATCGGCCGCCGGTGCGCTCCGACGGACGCACATCCGAATACGCCACCTCGAGCAGCTCGTTACGCGCATCCCGGCTGCGGATCAGAATCACCGACGGATATCCCGTCTGGGGATCATGATGAACCGTGTCCACGTACGCGCCGAACCGGCCCTGGTCCGGACCGGAGATCACGTCAACCCACGAGCCCAGCATCGCGTCGTCCTCAGACCGGCGGGTGCGACTGTCGACCATCGTCACCGGAGCGACAGGCTGGGCTTCCACGATCGCCTGCGCGAGATCCGTCTTCGTAGCTCCAGGAGGCACGTCAGCGCCGAGTACCTGGGCGGTGGTTTGGAGCTCTTCTTTCTTGAAGTCGCCGGCGAGCTGCTGCGGGTCTGGTGTCGCCACAGCCGGCGGGGGTGTCACGGCTTCAACGGGCGCTGGTTGAGCGGCTGCGGGCGCCTGAGGGTCGGGTGCGGGTTGGGTGGGCTGCTCATCGGCCATTAGGGGCTCCCTGTCGTTGCGGTTGTTTCATCTGCGCAATTCGTGCCTGGTGCTGCTCATCTGCTTGCTGCATCCGCTGCTGATGCTGCTCACGAGCATGCTGGAGTGTTTGCTCATGGGTTTCCTGGGCTTGGCGTTGCTGCTGTTCCTGGGATGCGGCCTGGTAGCCCTGCTGCTGTCCCGCGGCCTGCTGCTGCTGAGCCTGCTGTTGCTGTTGGCCCTGAAGTCCGGCCTGGGCTTGGGCTTGCTGCTGTTCGGGGGGAGGCTGCCCCTGAGCCTGAGCCTGCAATGCCATTGCTTGCTGCTGGGTTTGGGACAACCGCGCCCTATGGGCTGCGACGTGGGTTTCGATGATCTGTTTGATCTGCGGGTTGAACGTCTGATACCGGGCCTGGCGCTGAAAGCTTTCGTGGCCTTCG